TCAACAGATCTGGTCAGGCTGTTGTTGATTGAATGTGCTTATGCAGTAGACTGTCGGAGGCCTTTTTAGGTCGAGCGCCGTAAAGAACTCGTGACCCGGTTTGCATTCGCTTCCCGTTTTACTAGACTGAGAAACCTAGTAAAACGTAACTATTTCTCCCTGCTATCATTGATACTGAACGCAAAGACAATACTAATAGAAAGTACATCAACTCTTTTACTCCTGATTACATCGATGATATGCCTGTGCATATTCAGATCCTGTTTGCCAGGCTTGATGTAAACGGTACTCTTTCCAAACAAGACTGGAAAGAGTATGAAAAGTACAACGAATACTTGTCTGTTAAATATAATCGTGCCGTGAATGTTGACCCAGCTTCTTACAAATGTGCAATCGAAATAGTACAATCTGGTGATGACACTCATTATGCTCAGCTGTACGGACTTATTAATGAAAATCTATTCAAGGATGTAGAAACTCGTTTGAAACGTGCAGAAGAGATTGATATGTTGTCCGACAATCAAACAATAGATAAGTACGCTATTGAGTACAATTTCACTGCACACAACCATCTCTATGATGCAATGGAAGGGTATAAAAGGGTTACAGAAATGTTAACTAAGATCAAGGTTGAGAATGATTTCGATCAGGAACAAAAGAAAATGATGTATGATCTCGAGTGCAAACGAGTCCGGGACGAAAACTTCAATTATCTGTTTGATATGGCTGTTAAAATCAGCAAAATGCGTCCGTATATCAAGCGTCTCATTCCTTTGAATCCTACTCATGAACAGAAAATTGCGTTCATTGATGAGCAAATCAACTACCAGAAGCGTAACGGGTTGATTGGTCATGATGAGATGATGACCGAATACTATAAAATGTGTGAAGTTGTGCGTATTGCAAAGGTCGATCAAACTAAAATGTATTCAGATGAGTCTGTTGAGATCGAAGGTGTTGTGTTTTATGGTCTTCTTCCTGGCTGTAAACCTGAAGCTGTTCAGTTTATCAAAAAGTCGAAGAGTAAGGATCGGCCTCTCAATATTTCTGAAAAGGAAAAATCAAAGTACAAAACTGTCCGTCCTGTGTATGTTAATCCCTTTTCGGCACTGAGTGAAAATGACAAACCTGCATCTGTTTGGGGTAGTAAGTCGTTGGAAAAGTTTAAAACTTTACACCAACACAAAATACCAGATGGTACAAGTTGGACTACGTTCTGGTCAAATGATTGGACATCTGTTACCTCCAGGAAAAACTTAGAGTATAAGAGTAAAATGTGCAAGTATTTGACTTGTAAGGATAAGTATTGTTCCTATGCTCATTCATACGAAGAACTACAACCAACTGAGTGTCAGTTTGGTAACAGGTGTGGTGATCCTAAAAAGTGTAAGTACATTCACCCCATGTCTGAACCTAAATCAATGTACTTTCGTCGCATTACAAATGTCCCAGTTAAGGTCGAGACTAGGGTCGAGACTAAGGTCGAGACTAGGGTAGAGACTAGGGTCGAGACTAAGGTCGAGACTAGGGTAGAGACTAAGGTCGAGACTAAGATTAACAATTTTAATACTAAGGTGATATTTGGTAAGCGTGGTTGGGCTGTGATTCCAAAGCCTGTTGCGGTTAGACTTGATTTTGTTGATGATAAATTTGTTGAGGATAAAAAGACTGACATGACGATTGAAAAGGTCGTAGTTCGTCCAGAGCCTAGGAAGAAGACTATGTTGTGTAAGTTTAATAAGTTGGGAATGTGTACTGCTAGTGTATGTACATATGCGCATTCACTTAAGGAGTTATCTTCTCTGTCTTGCAAATTTGACGACAGGTGCTATCACAGTGATTGTACATACATTCATAGAGATGAAACAATGGATGAGTACCATAAACGTGTATATCCAAAGGAGTTTGTCAAGGAAAACATCAATAAATTTGAACATAAAGTCGAACCAAAACCATATAAACCACCTGCCCAAACCCCAAACATCTGGAAGATCCCAAAGTTGCCTAGTATCCCACTTCCTCCTCTCCCTTGTCTCCCACTTCCTCCTCTCCCTTGTCTCCCACTTCCTCCTCTCCCTAATCTCCCACTTCCTCCTCTCCCTTGTCTCCCACTTCCTCCTCTCCCTTGTCTCCCACTTCCTCCTCTCCCTAATCTCCCACTTCCTCCTCTCCATCTCTTTTCCGTTTTCGCGAATCATACTGTCAGCCATCCCACTACAAATTTTAGGTCAAAAATATGCAAGTTCTCACCATGCCTTAACTCCAAGTGCACTTTCGCACACTCTGTTGATGAGTTGCAACCCCTTCAGTGCAGATTTGGGGATAAATGCAACAAACGTGCATACTGCGAGTTCATTCATCCTGAGATTGAGACCAAGAACGACTACTTTTTTAGAATGTCTGGAAAATGGAACCAAGCATAGTTAGACTTATAAAAACAAGAACCAGTTTGTATACAGCTATATACAAACTGGTTCTTGTTTTTGCAGTTCACTCCTATTTCTTTATAAGTTATAAATCTTATAAAGATAATACCTGTTAAAATAAATGTTTGAATACTATATAATTTATACATGTGATGGCGTGAAATACTACATTTATAATGACGTTACAAATGTGTATAGCGAAATCCACTAAGACTTATGTGACTCAATAATATGTTGGGAAAGGTAGGTATACAAATTAATGTAGTGAACTTAATTTGTATTATTTAATTTTTCTGCATATAATTATAACGTATTTTTGGTTCTAGTCTTTATAATCTTCTAAACTGTATGTACGCATCTGATCTATTGAAAATGTCTGTAACAGGTAATATTAAACAGTATTATTTGGCTGTGACATAATATATCAGTCGGAAATATATTAGCTTATTAATTGGTTCAAGAATTAATAAACAAATTTATATATTATTTACATTTGCATTTACAATTGGTAGTAAAGTACAACAGTAGCGGTTCCAACGGGTAATGCTACGCTGTCAGCAATTTGGAGGGAAAGGTATGGTGAGCTAGTTACTGGAACAGTAGAGTTTTGAGTAGTTGAAACAGTAACAGTTGCAAGTAATCCAAACGTTGCTGGTGATGTGGTATCAGCAACGAGAGTACCGCTGGTAGAGTCAGTAGCGCTCATAATCGTACTTGGTGACGTTGGAGTGGTGGTCGGTGTTGTGATTGCTGCAGGTGTGCCTATGAGACTGGCTGCGGTAATTGAACCTGGGGTGAATGCTAAACCAGATACATAACCACCAAGAAATTTAGCGCCGGGAGGTGCTTGGACTTGAGTTCCACCCACAGTCAACGGTATGGCCCAGGAAGCCGCTGTGAGAGGGGTTGAAACTACTGCAGATGCTATTAATTTACCAGTACCAGATGCAGTAAGTTGGGGAGTTGAATCAACGACATCTTGATATGTTACTGATGTATTTGTTATTTTAAGAGACATTTATTTACATTCAAGATTAAAAATTTTGTTTACTTTCTACCATAAAATATGGATGCTCAAGTTATTAGGAGAAAACTTGTCCTTTTTCCAATTTCCTTTAATATTGGAAGCTCTTGTCAAATAGTTTTCCCGTCGTGCTGGGTTTTTATGTTTTGTGAAATCCTCGTACCCCATCTGTCCAAAATGAATACGACGACCTGTTATGGGATGGTAAATCATATACTTCTTCTCAGGTCTTGTTGATAGATATACGGGGATGTGTATACCAAAGTATTTATCCGCAAGTTTCTGTACTTTAACTGGATCTGAATATTTAAATATCTCTTTTTCCTTCTTCATTTTCCTTTATTTATAGAAATAAACTAACAAGTAAATGAGTGTCCTCCTAGAAAAGGTATATAACGAGTATAAAGTTGACTCATCATTAGGAGTTGCTATTATGTGTAGAAATGAAAAACTACGCATTGGTGTAACTCTTTCATCCATAAAAAACGTAGCTAATTGTATTATTATATATGATACCGGAAGTACTGACAACACAATAGAAATAATAACTGAATTCTGTGAGAACAACAAAATAAATCTATACTGTATAAAAGGCGAGTTTGTTGATTTTTCAACATCAAGAAATGTTATGTTGGAATATGCTGAGAAAGTACCTGTACAGTTCATACTATTATTGGATGTAAACGATGAACTTAAAGGAGATACTGAATTGCAAAAATTAATTACTAGTGAATGTAAAAGTACGTTTAATGGATATAGGTTGAAGCAAAATTGGGTTAGCAATTCTGCAGAACCTGCAGGAAATGAATATTATAATACACGTCTAATAAAAAATAATGTTGGTTGGAGATATCACGGTGTGGTTCACGAATATATACATAGTCACATTAGTAACTCTACCCAACTTGATCAATATGACATTACCCTATTTCAAGATAGAACAAAGGATGATGATAAAACTGGTAAACGATTTCATCGGGACAAACAATTACTGTATAACGAGTTTAAAAAAAATCCAAAAGATACACGCACATTATATTATTTGGGACAGACATGTGCATGTCTAGGACAACACGCAGACGCATTTTACTATATGAAAAGACGTAGTGAATTAGATGATTTCATAGAAGAAAAATTTCATGCATATATGTACCTCGGGAATTTATCTCTACACTTAGGCTACAATTGGAACGATAGGATGGTATACTACATCAAAGCATACGAAATATCTGAAAGAGTTGAACCTCTCGTAAAAATAGCAGAACATTACATAAATACAAGCTGTTGGCATATGGCATACTTATTCATAAAAAAGGCATGTCAGCTATCGTATCCAAAGTGTCTGTTATTCGTAGATAAATATCATTATACATATACACGGTGGCATCTTATGGGACGGACCGCGTATTATGTGGGTGAAAAGGCAGATGGTATGGATGCTTGTAAGAAAGCACTCGAAGCAAATCCCAATTCTGAAATAGACAAACATAATATGAAGTTTTATTTATAAAAATGTTCTGACTCAATTGAAATATACATACCCAAAGTATCAATACATGAATTCAAACTCTGGTACAGATATAGAGGTATACTTGACCTGTCTCGTCGTACCCATTCATTTATAAAAAAGAAACAACGGATCACAATTATTATGAAATATACTTATTATGGAATTTACCCCATTTATACCAACCCTTTTAGAACTATTACATCTAAGATACTTAAATAAACTGAACTCTGATTTAATAAACTTCTCTATTGATGTAAAGAAGTATTGCAATACAGAGTCTATAACATATAATAGTATAGTAGAACACTAAAGTAGAACACTAAAGTAGAACACTAAAGTAGAACACTAAAGTAGAAGTATAGTAGAACACTAATTTGTTGTATAGTAAACACTATACAACAAAAAAATCAACAGAGAACTAGTTGCCTAATTCTCTGTTGAGTTCTTCCAAACATTTTAAGGTATGGAAACTTATGCGTAGTCAAATGCGACTACACAACATCGGGTGTGATTGCAGTCACGTATGATTGCTATCACGTTATATCGAGGGGGATTCCTCCCCATATTTCATGGGGGTATTTTTAAATTTCAATTTAGTATTGATAACTTATACTTTCAATACAAACTTTAAACTTTTCACATTTTTCGAATAAATTAATTGATTTGTAAACGTAGTATATGTATATATAAATGACTTTGATTCTTAAATCGACCAAAATATGCACAGAGATACCGATAGATTTCATAAATGACAATATATCCCCATGGTTAACTGTATTGGAATTAAACTCAGAGATAGATTTATCTAACTATGTAGATTCGTCGTCACTCACATATATTACTGAATTTATATTCCATTTTAAAGGAGATGTACCCAAATTTCGTTTGCGAAACGTGAAAACAATTGAAGATATAACAACGGACCAATGGGTTATAACATTTTTAAATATGATCATCAAACCTCGATCAATTATTGATTCTGTCGAAATACCCATACATTTAATTAATTTAATTGTAAGTTGTACGTATATGCAAATAACTGAATTGTATAACATATGTGTGATGTGTCTTGGTATATATTTGCGTGACCGTCTGGTGACACATAAACAAATTATATCGAAACTATTTATCAAATAAGATAATAATAAGTATGTTATTATTATCTATAAACTCTATTATGGGAATGCAGTCATAGTTGCTACAACGTCGCCTGAGCTTCCGATTGATGATATCGAGTTGTTTGAACCGTAACCGCCAATCAATGAAGTGTTGCCTGTAGTCTTTCCGAGTAACTGCATCATTTGTTCTGTGTCAGTTGGTTCTACAGCGCCTGCAATAGATCTCATGTAGCCAAGCTGCAATACTTGCGATGGGTTCTTTCCCCATGCACTCTGGAACCATCCGTCCTGATTACAGTTTTGTTGAATAGCAAGATCTCCACGTATCATGTCACCCTGTGATAAGAGTCTGTTCTTTTTGTTTGCATATACCAATCTATCATAAACTATAGACTGTTCGGGATCAGAACCATCACTAGATAATGTAGTCATTGTTCCTACAGGTAATGAATCAGTAGTTACTTGCTTGATAGGTGAGTTCATGTCAGTTGCTGTATAGTTGTTTATACCACCACGCTGCATATTATCAGATGTCATTCCAGATAATGAGCATGTATCGCCGCAAGTACTACCACATTGAACACATTTGGTACTACCTTCGGACGTTCCCATAAACGCTTCAGTTACACTTTTACCATAACCAAGAGGGTTTTCAGGTACTGCTAAATTTTCCTGTTGAGTAGGTCTATACTTGATAAATGCGCTAAATGGTGTGGGTTGAATACGTGGTGATAACATTGATTGGAAACTTGGTACTGAAACGAACGACGTGCTATTTTGTCCACATTGTGTGGATAGTAGAGTTTCAGTACCATCACTCGATACCTGTACGCGTTCTATTTGTGGTGTAACAACTGGCATACCAACAAATGATTCCTTTGTACTCACTTTCGTATAAATAAGAGCAGCGATTGCAGCTGCAACGATGAGAGACCCAACAACTACTAATATAAGATTATTTTTGATAAAACTTGTTATACTCATTTATTAAGATACTAACTTATTTTTTATTTGCAAATATTCTTCATTTAAACAAAATATTTTTATCCATGCATCAAACAGAAGTATAGTTAATTCCAGGTTAGGTAGAGATAGTTTAATACAGTTGTTTCAAGTTTTAAAAGAATATGTAATCTGTTAAATGATTAAATTCGTAGATTTTTTTAACACGAACAATATAAATATAAATGGTGTACTACATTTAGGAGCACATAGAGCAGAAGAAGAACCTGAATATCTTAAACTTGTGCCTAGTAAACATAATATTATATGGGTTGAAGCTAACCCAAGCATAGCATCCGAGTTACGTGCAACTGACGGAAGTAGACGAGTGTATTGTTCATTAATGTCAGACAAAGATAACGAAGAACGCGACTTTATAATAACAAACAATACTCAGTCAAGTTCACTATTGGAATTAGATGATCATAAACGTATATTTCCATGGGTTGCTGAGGCAAGTCGAATGAAGATGAAAACATCAACTATCGATACATTATTTTATGATATTGTAAAGAATGAATGTATAAATATGCTAACTATGGATATACAGGGTGCTGAACTATTAGCATTGAAAGGAGCAGACAAATCGCTCCATCACTTTGATGTCATTTACACAGAGATAAATTTAAGTCATCTATACAAAGATTGCGCCCTCGTGTCAGAACTTGATTCTTTTTTGGAAGGATATGGATTTTACAGAGCAGAAACTTTAGTATTAGATGAGTCATGGGGTGATGCGATATATGTTAAAAAAGATGTATACGCATGTATCAACGAGGGTGAAGATATGGATCGTGTATGGAACATGATTAAACATAAGGTAAACATTTTATTTGATGTAGGAGCCAAAGATTCAACTTATCCGAGGGGAGAAACACATAAGAGAGAATATCATCTTTTTGATCCAAATAAAAACTACTATAATAATTTATGCAAAGAATATGGAAATAATACTGAAGTATATATTTCAAATATAGCTCTTGGTGATAATGTTGGTGAAACGGTGTACTTTCCATTGTCTGAAAGTGTTAATCCTCGGTTTTTTGGAAACACAATTACTGAAACAATAAAACAAGATACCCTCGATAATTACTGCGATAAATTAAATATTAAAAGAATTAACTTACTAAAAATTGACACTGAAGGAAACGAGTTGAGAGTTTTACTTGGTGGTTCTAATATACTAGACTATACAGATTACGTAGTGTTTGAATATGGTGGAACATATCCAGATGCAGGTATCACACTCAACTCTGTATACAAATTTCTGCAATCCAAAGGGTTTAATTATATATATTTAATAGGAGAAAAGTGTCTGTTATACCAACCTAACCCAATAGAACATAAACAATACAGTAATTATATAGCAATGAGGACTACATGGAAAGATGCAGGGATGCCTAGTCCCAAAGTAGGAGTGTGTTGTATTAATCTAGATAAAAGTACAGAAAGACGGCGTCTTATGAAGGACCAACTTGATAGACTCGGGTTCAATTATACGATATTTCCAGCAGTAGATGGGAGACGTATTGATATCGAAAATGGTAAAGTTGTGTACAACGGAATGTCGTTCGTATATGATCCCCAAAATAGTCGAAAAAAATTGAGCTATGGGGAGATAGGTTGTCTGCTATCACATATATTTGCATGCAGGGAAATGTTAAAAACAGATTACAAATACTTTTTAATGTTAGAAGATGATAACATGATAGTTGATGTGAATGTAGCCAGAAACCAACTAATGAATATACCAGACACTGATTTTGAATTGTGTTTTATGTCTGCATCTATGAACACTGAAACACCACTAACAGATAAAATAAACGAATTTTACTATAATACAACGAAGAAGGGATTTAATATGGCAAATGCTTTACTTTTTACCAGGAAAGGACTTGAAAAACTGGTAAATTTATTTGATAAAAGTGGTGTTATTATGCAATATGATGACGTTGTATGCCATGCTAAACTCGATATTGTATGTGCACACCCCCTTTTATACAAGGAAGTAAGTAATAAAGACTACAACTTGTTGTATACGACTACAAATGTGCGCCCAAATATAAAAAGTGATATTTGGACTATATATAAGGATGATGAAGATGTTTTAACATGTACGCACGATAAAAAGTCTTATAATGGATGTATAACATTTTCTAGAAACGAATATGCTAGGATGGGCAATTTTCTGTTTCAATATGCAATGATTAAAGCACAGTCAGTTGAGAAAAGCTTGCGTATAGTATTCCCCGAAAAGATAAAAGAGTTTGAACAATTTCCAGGTATAAAATACGATATAGATAATACATCAAAATTTATGATATTACCAGAAAACAAGTTTGAATATGATCAACAGATAGTATATACTGTCAGCAACGATAATAATATAAAATTGTCTGGTTATTTTCAGTCGTATAAGTACTTTGATAAATACAGGGACTTGATCGTAGACTGTATGCAGATAGATGACCTATACTTACAAAAGGCAAAACGTGTATATGTGTCATTAACAACAGGCAATAAATTATGTGGAGTTCATATACGTTTACCGGATACTCGGGGTCAGTCTGGATTTGTATATAGTACTCCTAGCAACAAATTTATCCAGGATGCAGTTTCAAAAGTAAAGGGTGTGTGCGTAAATGTAAGGTTTATTGTATGTAGCAATGATATGAGTGAATGTAAAAGGTTGTATTCTGGATTTTTTCCGGAAGATACCATATTTTCTGAGATGGATAGTTTTACAGATTTTGCAATGTTGTGTATAACTGATTATAATATTATAACAACTGGAACTTTTGGTTGGTGGGCGTCTTATTTAAATAAAAGTGTAGACAAATTAATCGTGTGTTTAAGTCCAAATTTTAATCCAGAAGTACCCAGAGTATCAGTAAATAACGAGACTGATTACTACCCACCCGATTGGTGCATTATAAAAAATTAAAGGACTAAACTTTAAGATATGAAAACACCCTCTCGATAAAGTCGAGAGGGTGTTTTCATACAATGACATACGTAATATGTTGTGTATCTGGTTGTATTCTACCAATAAAAAAAGAACAAGTTCTAATCAATGACTAGAACTTGTTCTTTGGTTTCCTATAGACGGGGTTCGAACCCGCGGCCTCAGAGTCATAAGCTCTGCGCTCTACCACTAAGCTACTATAGGTTAATTGGCGTGTGTGGGGTTCGAACCCACGCGGTTTTCACCAGACGATCTTAAGTCGTCCACCTTAACCACTCGGTCAACACGCCAGAAGCCCCTTGTGTGGGGATTGAACCCACGACCCCCCGCTTAAAAGGCGGATGCTCTAACCGACTGAGCTAACAAGGGTTGTACTTCTGTTTATACAACGACATAAAAATAAAAATCAATTTAGTATTGAGTGTTCGGAGTATACATTTGTTTCATAATTATAGATATAATATTTTATACCATCAGAAGTATATACTATGTAGTATTCAAGCATTTATTTTATTAGTGACGAACTTTATATTAATTTAAAGTTCTATACAATACAACAAAATGGATACTATAAATATTAGAGAATTGGATGTAAATAGAATGATCTATCCAACTAATGAAACATATAATGATCCAAATGATACAAAAGGAGGTTCTCGTATAATTGTTATTGGTGGAAGTGGAAGCGGAAAATCTAAACTAATCAAGTCTCTCATTTATTCAAAGAAACATATGATTCCGTGCGGTATGTTTATGTCTGGTTCAGAAGATAACAACCACGATCTTAATGAATATATTCCAGATCTGTTTGTATATAATTCATATGACGAAAAAGCACTAGAATCTCTAATTAAACGTCAAAAATATGCACAAAAATATAAAGTACCAAATCCTTGGTGCTTATTACTATTGGATGATGTCACTGATTCTTCTAAGATATTCAACTCTGAGATACAGTCGGCTCTTTTTAAAAGAGGTCGTCACATGAAACTAATGTATATATTGTCGCTGCAATATGCACTCGATTTGAGAGCTACATTAAGAAACAGTATAGATGGAGTGTTCATATTGAGAGAACCAAGTCCGAAGATCCGTAAAAAACTATGGGAAAATTACGCGGGTATTATACCAGATTTTAAAATGTTCTGTGATATGATGGATCAGTTAACAACTGACCACACTGCTATATATATACACAATAGGTCGACGAGTAATAATATAGATGATTGTGTATACTACTACAGAGCCGACATTAAGAAGTTGGACTCGTTTAAATTCGGTTGTCCTGAATTTTGGAAATGCCATCATGAGCGTTATGATCAAAACTATTCTCAGAATGTATAGGACTAACAATAAATTAAAACATAAATTTATGTTTTAATTACTTTTTAGAAACATCTGTATTTTATCAACTATCGTAGACGGTTGTCTATATTCTTCCAATAGACCATTTATATCTCCTACCTTTATTATAGGTCTTACAGGACTTATTGATGTTATTCTTGGACTAATTTTTTTTGGACTAATTTTTTTTGGACTAATTTTTTTTGGACTAATTTTTTTTGGACTAATTTTTTTTGGACTTTTCTTTACTACCTTTGTTTCCTCGGACTTTTCGATAGACCTAGAATTAAGTTCCTTTTTCCCAGTTATACCTTTTTTTAACACACATCTCTTGGTGCTATTTATAGTACAAATCTTACCAGTTGGACATTCGTTATCTTTATTACACTTACTCATTTATTATAGCGTTATAAACTTTAAATTTATCCGGATTATCAATAATTAAATAATAGTACACCAACCCTCTTTGTCATCGCCACTGTCTGAAGCAGCAGCAGTGCGAATCTTTTTGCTTCGTGCGTCATCTCCTTCTCTTTGGCCTTCTGCAGCGCCCTCCGCTCCACCGGCTCCTCGTCCGCTGGCGGAGGCGGGTTCATCACGCTTGCGTCCTTCCCTTTCCCTCCCACTTTCTAAATACTTAGCACACACTCTTACATCCTCAATATAACTTCTATAATGTGGATTTTGACATATTCTATCTAATTTGTCTTTGTCGTACGAGTTAATCAGATTTACCGCAGTATTAAACAGTCCGTTTTTAATAGCATAATCTATATATTCCTTCTTTTGGGTTGCTCCTTTCTTGAATACATATGGTAGGTACTTGTATTCATTTTTCTTAACAAGAGTCTTTGTTAACTCATCAAGTGTTAGGTTGTCCTTGGCCTTGTTAATTTTTAAAAACATACCAACTGCCTCTTTATTTTTTACTTTAGGACCCGGGTTTTTGATATATAGCTTTTCCATTAGTTCAACTAAACCAATAGTGAATAAATCTAACATATTAAGTGGATCCTTTGACCGAGTTGGGTATCGATGTAATGTTTCGCTGTATTTAACGTCTGGATATTTAGTTGTAATCATATTTTTCATATAACCTAGTATAAACTTTTTGATTATGTTAAACTCGTTTTCATCATCCTTTTCGTTTGTTTTACGTTCGCTGTTAACTTTATCTATTATACGTTCTGTAGCATTAACCTGAGTCAACATTTTTTCTCTAAATTCTTCAAACCTTTTTTTAAAGTCACTTTCGTCTCTCGTAGGCTGTAATTCATTTATATTTTCATGATACCACATTTCATCTATCTTCTTACTGTCATTATCATACAACATACACCACATAACACATATTCCCCATACTACGTCAATAGCAGATGTATTGTTTGTCGTTCTCATACAATATGGGTATGTAACTGCACCTGGGTCATCTAATTGAGTGATACTTCCTATATCGCCAAGAACAATTTCCAAAACGTCTTTATTTACACATTTATATAACAAGTTTTGAAGTTTTACGTCTTTATATAACATTCCCTTCCTATAGAGACAAGAAAATTCTGATGTTATAAAGCTTATAAATTGTAGTTGAAGTTTATAAGTCCATTCATCAAGATCCGCACTATCTAAAGAACCATCCATTAATGGTAATAAAATAAAATGATAAATACCATGTTTACCAAAATATCTGGCCTGCACAACATCGCAACTATCAAAATCATCAGTGCAAGTTAAACATGAGTCTAGAGTGCGAATCATCTCAACTTCTGAGCTGTCGTTCGTAACCTTTAGAGCTACACTATCGTTATCATCATCAACATTACTATATTTCATTATACATCCATTACCACCACATGTGATAAGTTTAATAAACTTATATGTCAATGTTTTATTGTCAGTTTCGTTATATTGAATTTGTTTCAACACAGGGAACCTTTTTTTTGTGACAGGATCTTTGGCTAAGTCAACAACTACAGACCTATTCTCATCATATACAAACTTATCTAATACGATCGAACTAGATGTTATCTTTGTACATACTTTGGTTTCATAACTGTTCATTTATATTAGGTAATATTATTATATATTAATTACTTTTAGAACATCTGTATTTATCAACCATCGTAGACGGTTGTTTATATTTTTACAATAGATCGTTTACATCTCATACCTTTATATATAGTGCAGGACCTGTTGATGTTATTTCGGACTAATTTGTTTCGGCTTTTTTTTATGAACGTTCTTTACTGCATTTGTGTATTGGACTTTTCTACAGACCTAGAATCAAGTTCCCTTTCACCAATTACCCCTTTTAACACACATCTCTTGGTGCTAATTATAGTACAAATCTTACCAGTTGGACATTCGTTATCTTTATTACACTTACTCATTTATTATAACGTTATGAACTTTAAATTTATACGCAATAACAATACTTAGTTAATAGTACACCAACCCTCTTTATCATCGCCACTGTCTGAAGCAGCAGCAGTGCGAATCTTTTTTCTTCGTGCGTCATCTCCTTCTCTTTTGCCTTCTGCAGAGCCCTCTGCTCCACCGGCTCCTCGTCTGCTGGCGGAGGCGGTTTCTTCACGCTTGCGTCTTTTGCCTTCTGCAGCGCCCTCTGCTCCACCGGCTCCTCGTCCGCTGGCGGGTTCTTCACGCTTGCGTTCTTCACTTTCTAAATACTTAGCACACACTCTTACATCCTCAATATAACTTCTATAATGTGGATGTTGACATATTTTATATAAATTGTCTTTCTTGTACGAGTTAATCAGATTTACCGCAGTATTAAACAGTCCTTTTTTAACAGCATAATCTATATATTCCTGCTTTTGGGTTGCTCCTTTCTTGAATGCATATGGTAGATACTTGTATTTATTTTCCTTAACAAGAATCCATGTTAACTCATCAAGTCTTTGGTCGGCCTTGGCCTTGTTAATTGTAAAAAATATGTTAATTGCCTCTTGATTAGGGGTATCGATATTATATAGATCTTTCATTAGTTCAAATAAATCATTAGTGAATTGAAGAAGTGAAACATTTGACGTATTTTTAATCATGTCTTCCATATAACCTAGCATAAACTTTTTGATTTTGTTAAACTCTTGGTCAGTACCCTTTTCGTTTGTTTTAAGTGTTTTGTTAACTTCATCTATTATACGTCCTGTAGCATTAACCTGAGCCAACATTTTTTTTCTAAATTCTTCAAACCTTTTTTGAAAGTTACTTTCGTTACTTTCGTCACTATCGTCACTATCGTCACCCATAGGCTGTAATTTATTTATATTTTCATGATACCACATTTTATTTATCTTCTTACTGTCATTATCATACAACATACACCACATAACACATATTCCCCATACTACGTCAATATCAGATGTGTTGTGTCCTAATCTCATACAATATGGGTATGTAGCTAAACCTGGGTTACCTAATTGAGTGATACTTCCTATATCGCCAAGAACAATTTCCAAAACGTCGTTCTTTACACATTTATATAACAAGTTTGCCAGTTTTATGTCTACATATAACAAGTTTTTTCTATAGAGACACGACAATTCTGATGTTATAAAGCTTATAAATTGTACTTGAAGTTTATACGTCCATTTATCAAGATCGGCACGATCTAAAGAACCATCCATTAATGGTAATAAAATAAAATGGTATGGACCCCATTTACCAAAATATCTGGCCTGTACAACATTACAACTATAAAAATCAACAGTGCAATTTAAACATGAGTCTAGAGTGCGAATCATCTGAACTTCGTCAATGTCGGTCGTAACCTTTAGAGCTACACTATCATTCTTATCCTCAATATTACTATATTTAATTATACATCCATTACCACCACATGTGATAAGTTCAATGAACTCATATGTTCTTGTTTTATGGTCAGATCCGTTATATTGAATTTGTTTCAGCACCGGTAAGCTTTTCTTTGTGGAAGGATGCTCGACTCTGTCAATATCATCTGCAGACATTTTATCATTATATACAAACTTATCTAATACGATCGAACTAGATGTTATCGTTGTACATACTTTGGTTTTATAACTGTTCATTTTTATATTAGGTGATATTTTTTATGTATTAAATAAAGCACAATGAATAAGCCAAAATGCAATAAATCCCAGATATTAAACCCGTTAACAAATCGGTGCATCGATAATGGTAATCCGATAGGTCGTTATCTCGTATCAACCAAAAATAAAGCATGCAACACTAAATGCGACAAAGACAGAATATGCAACAATAAAACAGGAAATTGTATTCTAATAAAATCACAGTTGGGAAAGTTTATTAAAGAACTAGGCTCAAAGTCTATTAGAACAAAGTCGTCCCTTTCCAAGACAAAGTTGCAGACTAAATCTATTATACCTAGAACTACGCCTAGAACTACGCCTAGAACTACGCCTAGAACTACGCCTAGAACTACGCCAATGAAATGTATTACATCTTCAAAAATACCTTTATTACCACATCAGATTGATGTTGTTAACCGCGTAGTAAAAAACGACAAGGTTCTTGTAGTACATTCTGTTGGAAGTGGGAAAACATTATCAGCATGCGCGTCCATAAATTGTGTATTGCAAAAACACCCAACGATGAATGTGTATATTGTATCACCAAAATCATTAACTGATAATATGAAGAAGGAGATAAAGAATTCGTATGGAAAACGTTTACTTGAAAATCCAAACATCCAATTCTTTACGTTTGATAAATTTTACAGAGAATATATCAAGGACAACATATCATGTAAAAATGCTTTTTTAATTATAGATGAAGTTCACAACATCCGAAATGCTGTAAGAAAAAAAGTAAAGAAATTTCTATCATGCTCACAACTCACAAAAAAAGTATTGCTGTTAACTGCAACTCCTGTAATAAACGGAATAAACGATTTAGAGACAATACTATCATACATTGGCGTTAAGATAAGTATGGTAGACATAATAATCAATGATCCTGTAGTTAGAAGAAATCTGAAAAAATATGTGAGCTATTTTATGTGTACTGAACGTAAAGACTATCCAGAAACAAATGAACATGATATAAAGCTAGAAATGAGCAAAAAATTCTATGATATATATCTAAAAATACAACTTACTATTGAAGATTATAGCCACTTAAAACCAGCATTTTATACACATATTCGTACATCGATAAATAAGACACTTGGAAATACAGATTCGGAAAAGATAGTATGGGTTATAGATAAGATCGCCGAAAGATTAAAATCCCACAAACGATATAAAGCAGTTGTATATACTAACTGGATCGAATCAGGCGTGGATATTTTAACAGATAAACTAAAAAAGAAAAAAATTAAGTATGATATAATAACCGGTTCGATTTCGAGATCCCGACGTACAGAAATAGTGTCTGCATATAATAATGATGAATTAAGAGTGCTGTTTATATCCAAAGCCGGCAGTGAAGGTCTTGATCTCAAGGGAACTCGTAATTTGTTTATCTGTGAACCTACATGGAACGATGCTGGTTTAACACAAATAAAAGGTCGCGTGTCTAGGTATAAATCACATCTTCATTTACCCAAACCAGAACAAAAGGTAGATATTTATAACATGTATTTGGTAAAACCCAAAGATCGCCTAAAACTAGACTCGATACCGTCAGCAGATGAAATAATGAAACAAATCATCGACACTAAGAAACTTGAAACTGATATCATAATGAAATATATATCTAAAAATGCATCCATATGCTAGACTTAACATCCTAGTATTGACATTTTAATTTAAATTATAAATTGAAATATAATAGACGAATTCTATCACAGTAAATGAATTATACCGTGTGTTATATATTAGTTTTATTAAGTATAGTCAAGTTTGCGTTATCTCTAGAGCAGACAGTTAATGATTTTACAAACTATGTACCTTTCCAATATTCATATTCACCAAATAAAAATATACAAATGTATGTTGCACACACAAACGTTAAAAATATACAATATATTAAATACTTAGATGAATCTATTCAGGAATATATAGTACATAAAGATCCAAGTTACATTGTATACATAAAATATCCAACGACATATATTCAGAAATATATAATCGATGTTGATCCTAAATATATGCTCGGTGTATACCATCAAACCCTGGAAAGCCAACTATATATGGTTGGGAAGGATCACAGAAATATAAACTATATACATATAACAAATATTGAAATATTAAACTATATATTAATATACTACAACACTCAAACTAGGATGTATAACATTAATAAGTTGTGGTTTATGGTATTAACAATAGCATCGAATGTGTTTTACATTCTCTATGTTGTATGTTTTACACTAACAGTAATTAAGTTTATCCGCTTGGTTTATACTGATTTTAGACTGTATTAAACTTAAAATTATTTACTCTGCGTAAATAAATGAAAACATTCAGTACTGTATTAATAGAATCTGTTGTAGTGGGAGTTGCGTTAATAGCAATTGTGTTTGTAGTTGGCACTGCCTTAAAGTCCGCAGGTTATCCTATGTCCGAACCACAGCCACAGTGTAAAAATTGGAATGATACTCATATAATGGAAGTCACCCTATTATTATCAGGTATGCTATTCCATATCATATGTGAGTATACAGGTGTCAATAAGTGGTATGTAGATAATTATTATAAATAGAATTATTTAGGAACCTTTCCGACGTTTAGTAATAATATTCCGATCAGTATGATGACAAACCCAATCACCTGATATATATTGTCTAGACGTTCTGCTAGTAGTATGTATGCAAGTACAGTTTCAATAACAATTGATGTTGCGTCCCACAACATATTCATATACATTACATTTGACACAGAAAGTATTTTTATCAACATGTAGATGAGTGCGATATAAAACATTGTACCTAAACCAAATGCTTTGACTGAAGATTCTCGGGCAAAAAACTTGAAGTTGGAATCTCCAAGATACTCTAAAATTGATGCAAGTATAATCATAAAAAATACATTCATTTATAATTATAAATGAATGTTTAATTTTTAGACTTTTTGTGACCGCACGCATTGCAAACATTATCAAAACACTCTGGTAACATACATTTTACGCACACAACGGTCAATAACAAGTACAACTCAAAATAAGATTCAGCCTTGTCTAGATTGCTTTTCGTCTTATAAGCATCCAACTCTTTATCATATACAAACTTACAGCCAACTTTCTTTTGTAGAATGGCTATAAATTTGTCTACATCTAACTTAAATGCCGTACAGACCTTGTTTAGATTTGTAAGGACGTTGTAACTACCAACTGTTTTCACGTTTAATATGTCACGTTTATATCGATAAAACGGATCGTCCTTAGTTTTGTCATTGTTTGGAACTGGAATTTTAGAACTCATACTATCAACAAATTTTATTTATAAAATCAATTATATAAACAATTATATAAACAAATATATAAAAACAATTACGTCTAGTCCACGTTGAATAAATAGTATACTTACTCAGATCCAGAATTAGAGCTAGATAATGTGCTTTCACCTTTCCTGATATAAAACACATTCCTCCACCCACCCAGAACTGCAAACAACTATTCAACATGACCAGAATTCTCAGACAGCTAATATCTGTTGTCCCCTTACAAACACTCAATTTAAGTGTATGAAAATCTCCGAGTACACTTACATCTGTTACGGTGTAACAACAACTTAAATTAAGAGTATGTACAGACTGAAGGACTGAAGTGCACTTACATCTTTTATACCCTTACAACCATGTAAATCAAGTGTATGAACATTTACAAGAGAGCGTACATTCTTATACCTTGACAACATTTCAAATTAAGTTCATATACATTTCAGTGTGCACTTACATTTGAAATGTTGTAACAGTAACTCAAGTAGAGCTTGTATACAGACTTAAGAGCGCATACGTCTGTTATTCCTGATAACCACTCAAGTTTAGTGAATATACATTTGCAAGCGCTCTTACATCTGTTATCTTATCCTTTACCAGTTTATCGTTATGATCTCTGTTTACATCTTTGTAATAGTCAACTGACTGTTTTGCGGATAACACATGTTTAGCTATATTCAAATGAGTGTTATTCGTATTATCAATAGTTATCATATATATAATCAACTTAGATATATTATTGTCTTTATTTAGTTGTAAGTAAAGACAAATTACTGTTGTTCTTTATATTCTTTTACAATAAAGTTAATGTAATCGCATAGGTCCGACAGTTCCATCTTAGAACATATACCCAAATAACTATACTTTTCTTTTATGTTGTGTAATATATAATATAAGGCCTGTATATCATCAATATCTTTAGCCTCTTTTGCTATACTTAAAAATCTGTTTTCCAATTCTTCATCATACACTGTTTCTCCATCATATTCTAGAGGTTCTTGTATATACGTTTCATCGTCACGAATTAATTTCTTTTTACGTCCAGACATTCTACATAATTGACACCTATATTTAAATATGTAGTTGATCTTTTGACTCTTTTTCAGGAGGTGGAAGCACCACGTTTTTACATGTCACGTCTGTTACTGTTATTGTATTACAGTGAACAAGCGACCATTGTTGCCTGGAAGATAAAGGTGTTGTTGGTGTTAAACTACGTTTAATAGGTTCAGGTTTGAATTGAACAACTGCAGACTCATTAAAATGTTCTTTTGTATGTGTTGACCCCATTTATTTATAGATATATACTTTTTATTCTTGTATTTAATAAATGAATAAGTGTAAATGTTTAGATATTGCGACTGACCTGCTATCTATTGTAAATAAAATACGAAAGGAATCAGATAAACCAGTTAAGAGCAAAGATGCGAATCTTATAGAATCTCTTAGAGCCGAATATCGTTTATTAAGAAGAGCGTTTACTTTAGTGTATGATTGTGACAATAACTGTAATACAGATGAATGTGTCAAATGCTATAAACTTAGAATGTATATAAATATGTTTGTCGATGCAAGTGAACGAGGTCCACTTACAAAAGAGCAAAAGTACAATTTTATAGATTTGGTTATAAATGGAGGTGAGGCGTGTGAGGCATGTAAATGTACAGAGTGTTCTGATTTGTTAAAGAGTAATTCAAGTTACGCAAATAAAGTATTACTAAAACACACAGGTTTTATAGTATTACCAAATGTTCCAACTAAACATAGGTAAGTAATTTAAATACCTAAATTGAAATTTAACAGATGTTTTCTTATAAAAAATGGCACAGCGTGACTATAAAAAGAAATATGAAAATATATATGAAAAGAAATATGAAAATATAACATTAAAAGAACTTGAATGTTTCATTGAAAAATGCTGCAAAGAGTACTACAATAAAGGTATAACGCTAATAGATGGTGTGGAAATAACAGATGTTGAATATGATATTGCATATGATATTCTTAAGAAGAGAAATCCTACATCTGCTATATTAAAAAAGTTTGGTTCAGAACCAGATACAAAGGAAAAGGTCAAGTTACCATTTCCTATAACGTCCCTGAATAAATATAAAACTGAAAAACAAATAGAGTCTTGGTGTAAAAAGTATAAAGGTCCATACCACATAACACCAAAAATTGATGGTATTGCATGTATTATATATAATAATAAAATGTATACAAAGGGAGATAGTGTATACGCACAGGATATAACTCATATTCTCAGCGTAATAAAATTACCGTTACCGCCAAATGATACTTGTATTAGAGGTGAATTATACATGGAGAAGAAAGTGTTTAAACAGTATGAAAACGAATATAAAAATTCACGGGCTATTTGTTCGGGACAGTTGCGTCAATCTAAAACATACGACAAACAAATTGTAACCAATATCAAATTCAAAGCTCACTCTATAGTGTATCCAAGATACAAACATGATGAACAATTTACGTTACTACAAAAATATGGTTATGATATAGTAGAACAATGTATTGTTAATGAATTATTCTTTACAGATTTAGTTAGCAATATAATAGAACGACGCGTTAACTCTCCATTTGATACAGATGGATTAGTTATAGCAGATACATCTAGTGTTTATGAGCTTACAGATGGAAACCCAAAACACGCATTTGCATTCAAATATGATCTTCCGGATCAAACAGCACAGTCGGTGGTTGAAGGCATAACATGGAATGTAACAAAGGATAACTATATAGTACCTGTGTTGAACATAAAACCAGTTGAAGTTGGTGGAGTTGTTATATCAAATGTAACTGGAAATAATTATAGATTCATCAAGGATTCTAATTTGGGAGTTGGTAGTAAAATCATGGTTATTAGAAGTGGGGACGTTATACCTAAAATTTTTAGCATTATACAACAAAGTGATGTTATTCCTATGCCTACATTTCCATATGTTGTGGATGAAGTTCATCTTAAATCTACAGGAGACACTGATCAACACAAAATAAAAAGTATAGTACATTTCTTCAAGACGTTGGGAGTCAAATATATTAGCGACGGTATCGTAGGTAAATTAATAGATAAATATGATAGTTTTATTAACATAATACACTCAGACAGTTTAAAAGATATCATAGGCCAAAAATTATCTGATAAGATACAAACAGAAATAAAAACACAACTTGAAAACTGCAAACTGTCATGTTTAATGAGTGCTACTAACGTATTCCCACGAGGTTTTGCTGAAAAAAAATTAGAAAGTGTTTTGGACATGTATCCTGAAGTTAAAACATATCTAACTGATAATAAGGTTGAATTGGAGTACGAAGAACGTAAAGTCAAAGGTATAAGCTCTAAATCATTAACTGAATTTTTTCATTGTTTGTCGACATTCAAGAACTTATATAAAACCATCTATCGTAGAAAGTTTGCCAGTCCAATAGATATACAACAGATTATGGACGGGGTGTCGACTCTGACTATACCTGATGTTAACAAGACATGTTCAAGTGTACCAGCAGTTATGTCTGGACAAAGCATTGTATTTACAAATTGTAGGAATAAACAGTTGGAAGAATGGATAGAACAACGGGGAGGTAAAGTTACAAACACTGTAACTGGAAAAACCACACTAGTAATATACAAAGGAATGGAAGTCACTGAGAAACTAAAGAAGGCTTCTGAAAAAGGTGTCGAAACGATTACCTTGCAACAATTTACGACAAAATATAATATAAATATATGAATGTGATCCGACAGTTTAGCAAGCCTGGATAATAAATAATGTCGAACAAAGTTTCAATTTTTCACAAACCATTTCGTTACTCGGGAACATGACAGGTATTTACATGGAACATATTTGCTGTTAATAGTATATAATGTGTGAAACACGCAATAACGTAACAAAATTGTGAACTTTCGTCGTTGGTAAAGAAACAAATGTAATTCTCTAGTCTTGGATCAATAATAACATTTGACTATGTTATTATTGATTTTTTATTTATTTGGTATCTTTTTATGGAGTAGTACTCCACATCTTGTAATAATGTTTTATATATACTTTTTTACACATTGTCCTTTACTGGATAGTCCGTCAGGATGACTGATTGTTATCTGCTTTCCTATAGAAATATAGGTTGTTTCAATGTCAATTGAACCTTAGTTCTTTCTGAGTTGAACCGTAAAAGACACAATCCATACGTGTTTTAATTTAAAATCAGGATGGATTTCCTGAGTGTATAGAATGTAACAGCATGATGGTTATAGTCGAAGTTTCAAAGTACATGTCTCAACAGATCTGGTCAGGCTGTTGTTGATTGAATGTGCTTATGCAGTAGACTGTCGGAGGCCTTTTTAGGTCGAGCGCCG